TACTGAACGGAGTGCAAGAAGGAGTTGGATCATGGAATAGAATCGGTCGCTATATCTGGAACAAATCAATTGAACTGGATCTCTCTCTCGATTGGATCACTGCAAACACAGACTCCGACTCGGCACAAACAGTCGCCTCATGGGTGCGATGCACTGTAGTCTGGGACAAGCAGCCCAACAACGGATCAATCCCAACCTTTGACACAATCTTCGGACAAACAGATCAGGCAGGAGTGGAAAGCACCTCCATCATGGACCACTTGAGATACGACAACATGTTCCGCTTCAAGGTCCTTGCCGATCACTACGTGAACCCTCAAATTGTCAACACCACTGCAGGAAACAATCCCGCCACTTCCGGAGCGAGCATCATCTCCGACTCCCTCATCCGCTGGCACAAATATATCAAGCTTGGAAACAGGATGACCAATTATTCTGGAACAGCGAATCCGATCACAACAGCGAACATCTCCACTGGGGCCCTCTACCTCATCATCAGATCTCCGATCACAGGGGATGAATACTGGTCTCTCCGCGGAAACTCCACTGCCCGTCTTCGTTATGTTGATTAAATAAACTTTGAAACAAATTAATTATATTGAGGCCTTCCGGTCCCCTCACCGGTTCCAGGAGGCTATGTGCCGGGGCCCTTCGGGCCTATTCCGGCCCATAACAAAGAACAGCCGAGCCCGATTTTTTTAACCCTATGGCGAGGCTATCTTCAGCTAAAAAGCGGAAATACGGAAATTCAGCGAAGCTTTCAGTGAAAACGGAAATCCGATTGTCAGAAAGCGCGAGTGAAACGATTGGACCTTATGGTAACCATAACAACCAATCAAATAATTTAGAGTGTATTAAAGAAGAGAACAACATATATAAAATATGCTGAAATATTTCTTTTTCTTTTTTTATTTTTATAAAATAAATTAAAACATGTCTTCTAAAAATAATTTTAGATTTCATTCTAAAAACGTTTTTTTGACTTTTTCTCAGTGTAATTATCCTTTGAAAGACTTCAGGGATAACATTGAAAAGTTTTTTGGTTCCAACTTAGAGAAAGGAGTTGTTAGTCAAGAGAAACACAAGGACGGTGGACTTCATCTGCACGCAGCAATATGTCTACTTCAACAGGTAACCTCCAGAGACAAAGGAGTATTCGACAAATTAGTCGACCCAGCTCATCATCCCAACATCCAGGGCCGTTTCACAGGGGGGATGCTGAAAGCTTTCGATTATGTGATGAAGGAGGGGAACTTCTTGCCGCTAAACGAGAAATCATTCGACTTGAAGGAATTCTTGAAGCTAAGCAAAGAGAAGAAGAACTCTCGAGCGGCTCTGATCGTAAAAGAATTCGACGAAGCCCCAGTGGAAGATGTGATGGAGAACAACAAGGACTTCATGCTCTTGCACGGCAAACAAGTCCGCGACTACGTAGCCTGGCGGCAAGAGCGAGAGCGACGCTTGAAGTTTGCCAAGGCCCAAGCTCAAAAGGTATTTGTCGTGCCTGCGCCCGGTTACTTCAACGCATGGAACAACGAGATTGCTTCATGGCTGACGACGAATCTTCGACAGAAGAGGAAACACCGTCAGAAGCAGCTCTGGATCCAGGGGCCGGGGGGGATCGGAAAGACCACCTTAGTGACGATGATGGAGGAGATTTACTCTCTGAGCATCTATCGTTGGCCTAAAGACGAACGATGGTGGGATTTGTATGGTGACGGGCAGTATGATTTAATAGTGCTCGATGAATTCCGCTCACAAAAAATGATCACCGAATTGAATCCGATTCTCTCAGGAGATCCGACTACTCTCTCTCGACGTGGGATGAGTCCTATAACGAAACGTGATATCCTCCCAGTTATTGTGATGTCCAACTACACTCCCGAAGAGTGTTTTCCATCTGCAAACGAGCATGGGAAGCTCGAACCACTGCTTGATAGGATCACAGTAGTGAAGTGTGAAGGTCCAATTAGGATAGTTGAAGGAAGAAATGTTGAAGATTTTGCAACCTGCAGTTCTGAGAACTTCTGGCCTGATGACGACCTCCCGCCTCCGCTCGGTCCTATTATGACTTTAACTGATGACTACTCTGAGATCTTCCCTGAAACTCCACCAGAGTATGAAGTCGTGGATGACCCTCCGGTCTCTGCAATGGATTTCGCTCGAAACTGCAATCCCGAAGACTATACTCAACCGGCAAAAACAGCGGTTGTCACAGGAGTCCATCCAATGGATTGGACAGCAACAGAACTCTTAAGGAAGAGTATTGCGGGGATTCCCTATACGTCTGCCGACTTTGATAGGAATAACGACCCTCACTATTTCGATAAAATCTCACGTTCGAGTCGCGCTGCAATGCTTGCAGCCAGAAATATTTAATAAATAAATCTTTAACCAAAATAAATTTTGCTTTTTAGCGTAAACGCTATAAGTCACGAGTTGACACTAGTGACACTGGCTAGCGCTAGTAATATTAGGCGCCGCTCAGTGTCGCGGCTTTTAGCGCTTGCCAGAATATTTTTTTTTTCAAAAAAATAATTTTTTCCCTAAATCTTAATCTCAATTTGACTAAGTCCAAAACTTATATATAATGGCATATAGGAGAAGCCAAAGAACAACTTTGAAACGACGTACCACGTATGGGCGTGGCACACGGAGGTATGCACAAACCCGTTACCGGAGAGCATACTTCAACAAACGCCGGGGCGTCATGCGAAAGGAGAAGAAAGGATGCGACGCGACATTCTCGAACACCCCCATTACTGCATCATCCGGCACGAATGCTGGCATCTGGCTACTGAACGGAGTGCAAGAAGGAGTTGGATCATGGAATAGAATCGGTCGCTATATCTGGAACAAATCAATTGAACTGGATCTCTCTCTCGATTGGATCACTGCAAACACAGACTCCGACTC